TTTCTAAACCATTGTCTTAATTTACCCATTATTCTATTTCGATACTATTATAAATGTCTATTAATTTCTGAGATTCTACAGTATTGCTTTCTATAGTTTCTAATTGTTGTATAACTATTTGATCAACACTTTCGAAAGTTATTTCGCCACCCTCATACTCCTCCTCTTCTTTTATAGGAATAAGTTGTAGTTCTCTTACTTTATATTGCTCAGCAAATTTTTCTCTTATAAAGTTTGCTTCTTCATATGATATACTGATATCTAGTTTTACTCTAGCATAAGTGTATTCGTCTAATAAATTTTGATGATTGTCTAATAATTCTTTGAGTGCAAACACTCTATACTTAGGACACTCAGTCCAATTTACATATTGCGGTTCTTCTCCCCATGTCAAAAACATTGCTCCTCTTTCCTCGTCGCCTACATCAGCATAATTATGAGGGAAAGCATTGCCTATATAATGTATATTATTGTTATATTGACGTTTGTGAAAATGTCCACTGAATACAAGTTCAGGACCTTTAAGCATGTCTGCTTTAATTCCACCATGATCCGGCATTTCAACCATTGCGTTCATTTTAAAAAACGGCAATTCAAAATGACCAAACATATATTTACATTGCATCTTTGCAACTTTTTTGTGTTCATCACCTACTAGCCAAGGAATAATTGCAACATCATCTTGTAGGAAGTGTTCATCTACCATAACAAAGTTAGATAGGTCTCTTGCATATTCGATACTGTTAAGTTCACGTTTATCACGATAATATAAATCGTGATTACCTGTTATAAAATAAACGGTTTCAAATGCATCGTTAAGTTTCTTAAGATCTCTGATAGTAGCATTCATTGTTGCTACATTTACACTTGCTCTGTGGTGATGCCAGTCGCCTAAGAATATACATGTTTCTGCATTTCTGGCTTTTGCTTCTGCAATGAACCAATCTATGTACCTTTCACAGTCTTGTAAATGTAAACGGCTATTCTGCTTTAATCCGTAATGTATATCCGTAAAACAGGCCGCTGTCTTAAACAGTTGTGGCATATTAATTGTTGTTTATGTCTGTAGTTTCGTTTTCTATTGCCGACTCTCTTAGTTGTCTCATTTCATTTTCATGCTGAATTTGTCTACCATAACTTGGTAAGTGACCTGAGTCGATTAAAATATCATCTCTGATAGTTTGATTTCTTTTCTCTAAATTTAATACTCTAGTAAAACTATTGTTTACAGCGGCAGTATAGTATGCAAATGGATTATCTGATTTTGCTTCGTTAAACTGCAATCCTATTTGAGATAACTGTACTAATGCTTGTCCACGCATTTCGTCTACATAAGTGTACCCTCTCCAGTTTGCTCTGTGACTGTACCTTTCAACTAGTTTTAAAAACATTGTGCCTAATTTGTTAGTAATACTACCAACAGTAGGATTAAACTGACCGTTACTTAAACTGCCTTCCCAGTGACTCCTAGCAACTTCTACTATTTCATCACCTTGATAAGAATAATGTTTAAATGCTGGAAAGTTTACTTTTGCTTTAGTTTCTGCTTCATTTTTAGGATTTTTCTTTCTACCTGGCTCATCTGGAATGTGTTCCATAGTCATTACTCTAAAAACAATTTTTTCTTTATCAATGCTCTTAGGATCTACAGCAAACTCTTTTTGTTTAGGTTTATTTTTATAATCCTTAGGATCATGTTTGGCCATTGCGGCCTGATATGCGTCATATTGTAGTCTAGCAACATGATTTTCTCTAGCAGTTTTAAGACTATTTCTATTGATCTTTTTAACGTCTTCTAGAATTATATCAAATATGCTGTATTTTTCATCTGCTAGATAGCAGTATGACATTTTGCTTTTGTGTATTTCTTTTAATATATCTCTGTTATTAAGATAATTAACTTTTTTAGGCTGTGCCATTAACTCTCCTCAAAATTATCGTTCATTTATATTGTTAGTATTATACACAGTCTTTTGTGTATGTCAAGTAGTATTTAGTTAAACTGGATAATAATAACATCTGTTAATGGATTAGATAAATAGTTGTATGGCATTTGGAAATTTAATATCAGGATATCTTGGAAACAAGGCTAAACAAAAACTTGGCTCAATAGATAATCCAGTAATAAGGCGAGCAGTAGGTGGTCTTTTAGGCAATCTAGGCGGCGATATATTTGGAGGCTTAGCAAGTCCTCCTAGAAACGCAGATTCAAATCTTTTATTTGGTGCAAGAAATTTAAGCGAATTGCAATTAAGAAATAGACTAGCACAACAAAGTAATCAAGCGGCGGCATTAGATGTTTCAAACGAAGGCAGTCTAGCAGAAAACAAAGACTGGCGTGCTAGGTTGCGACCTAAAAAAGCAGGAGAATTGCTTTCTTACAGAGCACTAGCCAGCAATGCTGAAGAATCAGCACTATTGGCACCTATTATCGAATCAGGTGGATTAGTTTTTCAATATACACCTAGGTTCTTTATTAGTGGTACTGCAAATTATCATCAGCACGAAGGTCAAGGAATGAATTATCCTATCATGTCGTATATAAATTCAACACCGCCTAATTTTCCTGTATCATCTGATTTCACTGCAAACAATATAGATGAGGCAAGATACGTTTTAGCAGTATTAACTTTTTTAAAAGTTATGACAAAATCAGAATACGGCGATACAGCAGTAGGTAGAGGTGTAGCAGGAACTCCACCGCCAGTTCTTTTATTTGAATATCTTGGAGACCATGGATTTAATAAAGTACCAGTTGTATTAAGAAGTTATACTGTTGAATATTCCGATACAGTAGACTATGTACCAGTAGTTACAAATATAAAGGGCAAACCTACAACCACATATGTACCTAGTTCAACATCAGTGATGATTGATCTACAGCCAACATATACACCTCAAAAACAACGCAAAAGATTTGATCTTAAAGGTATTACTACTGGTGAAAGTTATAAGGATGGGTTTGTATAATGGCTGACTTTCATAGAAGAGATAGTTTTTTAAAAAATGCTGGCACATTCGAAAACTTCTTAGATTTAAATGCATTACCAAAAATGCCAAAATCTTTATATGACGAAGAATATACATTAACTAGTGCCGATCACAAAAGACCCGATCTTTTAGCATATAAAATTTATAATAATACAAGACTATGGTGGGTGTTTGCACTAAGAAATCCAGATGTATTAGTAGACCCTATTAATGATTTTGTAGAAGGAACAGTTATACAGTTACCGTCAGGCAATACTGTTAAAAAAATAGCAGGTTTATAAGATGGCAGATCCAGATGCAATGGGATTCAGAGATGTAAACGCCGGCGGAACATTGCCTGCAAGTCCTCCAAGCACATCAACTAGTCCAAATACAACTACACCAGAAGCACCAAGTGAAGCAGAAACTGTACCTGGTCCAGATACAGCAACAAATAATAAGTATGTCGGAGCAGTTTTACCAAATGTATTAGACTTCTACGATTCACCTACTTACGTTGCCACATTATATATGATACCACCTGTAGAAAGTTCTTCTTCATCGCAAGAGCCTGAAGAAGACCAAACAGCAACAGACGGAAAAGATAAACGAGGCGACAACGCAGATAACTCCAAAGGTAGTAAGACTAAAAAATTAGGCGGAGGGTTTTTAAATGGTGCCCTTAAGGCAACTCCAGAGAATACCGTAATTCTTGCTAGTACAGGAGCAACTGCTGGCATTACAATAGACAATATAGAATTAGTCACAGTTTCAGGTGGCCCTAATAGTGTTGTTAATAAAACATGCGAGTTCGAAATAATACAGCCTGGTGCGGCATCGTTTCCAGACATGATTACAAGAGCCCAAACATATTTAGGTATCCCTACAGAAACAAAGGATTTTCCTATGTTTTTAGAGATATCATTTAAAGGTAGAACAGAGACAGGAGGTGATCCTCAAAAACCTGATTATGATGACATAGATGGAGGCGGAGAGATAGTAGCAGACATAGTAGGACCATTTATCTATAAACTTGCACTAAAACAATTTAGTATTAACATAGATCAAACAGGTAGTAGATATCAATTTGATACAGTAATAACAGACGAATATGCATACAGTCCACAACTAAAAGCATTACCAATACTAACAACAACTGTAGGTAGTACTATAACCGAACACATAAAAGGTCCTACAGGATTAGAAGTGCTTTTAAATGACCAACTGCAATCATCTGCAGATAAGAATGCAACACCAGACATAATAGAATTTGATTTAAGTGGGTTAGTAGCCGCACAACAAATAGACCCTAAAGAAAAACAAGGAATAGATGATTTTTCAAAAGGCATTAATTTAAGTGCATTTAATAAAGCAAAAGATACAGTTAATGATATACTAAACACACCTAATCCAGTAGACAGAATTGCCAAACAAGTACGAGGTACAGTAGGTGATCTTAAAAACGAATCTAAGAAACAATCAGGAATAGCAGAAAATTTAATAATAGATGAAACATTAAGCACAACAGAAACAACCAGTATTCAAAGTGTTCCTGGCTTAGACGAAATAGACAAGCCAAATGCCGAAGAATTAGAGCAAATAATTGAAGAAAACAAATCTAGTGGGTTTGTTAAGAAAGTTGATACAGGAAAAATAGAATTAGTTGCAAAACGAGGCTTAGGTATAAACGAATATTTTGAAATGTTATTGTCTATGAACGATGAGTTCTTTACTAAGATTAGTAAGGTAATAAATCCAGGTGAACCATTTGTAAAAGAAGACCAATCTAAAACATCAACATATAAACTATCGATGAATTACGAAGTTGTTGAATTAGAATATAATCCAACAAGAAGGAAATATGTTAAAAAAATAATCTATAAACCTGTACTTGTAAAAACACAACAAGTTACTGCATTGACATCTGAAGGATTAATTTATAACCCAGAACAAATGGCTAAAGCAGTTAAAGAAATGCAAATTAAGAAAGCATACCATTATTTGTTTACTGGTAGAAACGACCAAATAGTAAATTTAGATATTAACTATAATAAAGGACTAGACTTTTTATTACCAGTTGCAGGAGGCATGGTTGGAGATCCTGTGCTTAATACACGACATTCTTCTTCAGTTCCTGTTCCAGCAAGTGAAGATAGTAATGCCATCAATGAATTATTTGATAAGGTTGAAAAAGTCAAAGATGCAAAAAAATTATTCGATCTATTCAAAGGCAAAGATGATATTCTAGGAGGAATAGCAGGCATATTAGGTTTTGATTCTAACACAGCAAAGAACCTTTTAAACGACATAAATTCTTCTAGTGCAAAAGCATTTGCAGGTATGCTACAAGATAAAGTTACAAGAGAAAGTATATCTAATTTATTACTTAATAAAAAAGGTCCATCAAATCAATCTGGTACTAACACGGAAAGCGATAATCAAAGAATTGTAGACGGAAGTGAAGATTATACTCCTACTCCTAGTGGGTATGTGTATGGTGTTGACCTCCTAGGAGGCTCAAAACATGCTGAAGAATTATTGCAAAAAGAGTTAGCAAAGCGAACTAGCGAAAACGTAAAAGAAAGCGATGCTGAAAAAGTATCTTCTGGTCCAGTAGCGGCTGGAAAAGAAGGCTATACAAATTCACATGTAATGGGAGCCCCACAAAAAAGTAATAGAAACTCCTTAATGGCATATTTGTTTCAACAACAGAATTCAGGTAGATTTTTGGTAGACCTTAATATGGTAGTCAGAGGAGACCCGTGGTACTTAGGTCAGCCAAATGATAAACTATTTCATACACAAGAACTATCTTTTGGTAATGATGCTAATTCTAAAAGTAGCGATGCTGACGGTATTACTACATCAAGAAAAGATAATTTTTTATTATTAGAAATTAATACTCCTAGATATTTTGATTTAAATGTAAAAGATGAAGACAGTAATACTGGAAAATGGTATAGTGACGGAGAAGAAGGAACGGCATATTTCTTCTCAGGTGTTTATAGGATATTTACTGCAACATGTAGATTTCAAAATGGTGTGTTTACTGTTGATGTTGCAGGAGCAAAAGAAACAGCAATCGATATAAGTCAATTAAAACCTATGGTAGAGTATGATATGACTCTAGAAGAAAAAGACTTCCTAAGAGATAGACAGTCGGCATTCCAGTCTGAAACAGACTCTGATAAAAATAAATCACCTGCATGGATAAATGGTTACTTTACAGGAGATAGAATTGTAGCAGGTATACGAGAAGGAGACCCAGTAACACTACAAGATTTACTTGAGAGAGGGATAATTAATAGTGACGAAGCCGCGGCATACGAGTCATGGCAAAGGGATAAAGGCAGTAATTAAGTATGGGTATGGACGGTAAAAATGACGGAATGGTTAATGACAATATCCGTTCAAGTAAAAATTTAACAGAAAAAGCGGAAGGCCTATCTAATATACCGCCTGGTATATATTCTGGTGTTGTTAATGGAAATTCATCTAATAGAAGAGACGGCACAATAAATGTTTTTCTCGATAACTTTCATAAGTCCCCGGCAAACAAAGCAGGTATAGGCGGCATCCAGGCCAGGTATGCTGGTCCATTTTACGGCAACATGAATATTAATAAAAATATAGATGATCCTACCGAATCTATAAAACCTATGACTAGTTACGGTATGTGGACACAGGCTCCTGAACCAGGCAACAGAGTACTAGTTGCTGTAGTAGATGGTAAGATAAAATCAGCATTTATTGTAGCCTATTATAATCTAACAGAAAAAAATAAAATGATACCAGGTAATGCTGGAGACCTAACTTATCAGGCTGATAGTTACTTTCTACCAACTGTAGAAAAACAACCAAAAGATCAAGGCGTAACAAATAATAAAGAATTATATCCAGTTAATAACCCTCTATCAAAGACCATAGTAAATCAAGGCTTAGCATTAGATCTAGTACGAGGCATAAGTTCATCTAGTGCTAGAAGAGAAGATGCTAGTAACATATGGGGTGTTTTAACTAAAGGCAGAAAAAATATAGATGGAAAAATCACACATGCTGGCCATAGTATTGTAATGGATGATGGTGATGGTGATGCAAATAGCAAAAACATAAGAATTAGAACTGGTGGCGGAAATCAAATATTATTAGATGATGATACAGGTGTAATATACCTCATAAACAAATCAGGTAAAGCATGGGTTGAATTAGGAAATGATGGCTCTATACATTTCTTTGCTGATAAAGATATAAACTTTAGAGCAAAAAATAATTTCAATCTAAGAGCAGATAAAAATATTAATATCGAATCAGGACAAGACATTAACATTATGGCGGCTGGTGATAACGATGCAGACGGTTATAGAGGTAGAGGCGGAATAGCAGGTGTACTAGGATTAGACAGCACTGGTTTTGGCCATATAAAATTACACTCAAAAGGTTCAACAAGTTTGCTATCAGAAAAAAGTGCTCAATTTACTGCACAGGCAGGTGATATAGAATTAAGTTCTAGTGGTAGGATAATGAATGACACAGGAAAATTTGATGTTGTTGCAAATAATATCTTTAATCCTGCACTAGGAGGAATAAGTTTAGCAACAACAGGTTCTGCTTCAATTGACAGTTTACTTGGCTCAAGTATGAAAAGTGTTGCTATCACAGAGGTTAGAGGTGCTACGGTACAGTTAAACAGTTTACCAGCAGTTCCTCCACCGCCACCGTTGCCACCAAAGGCACAAGCGGCTACACCTTTACAATTTTCTAAAAAACAAGATCAAAGTAGAAAAGCACCTGAGTATAATGATTCAGGAGAAGGGCCAATTTTACCTACAGGAGGTAAACGTCCTGAGAAAGGTGATAAAATAGAGACTATAGTTAGTCAACTTATAACAGCAGAGCCATGGAGCGGTCATGTAAATTATGATCCTGCAGGTGATAAAGATGATAAAAACAAAAAAGAAGATGTATCAGTTGATAAAGAATTACGACCCGGACAAATAGACCCTACTGATAGTGTACCTGCAGATGTAGACACTCCAGAAGGAACAAAATTAGGTACAAAATTTTCAGATACAGTAGGTGATATAAAAGATAAAGTCTCAGGCGTAACTGATGCTTTATCAGATGCTAGAGGCGTATATGAAGATGTAATAGGAAATCCAATTTCAGCATTTTTATTATCCGGTGAGTTAAACCTTAATGGTCTAGAAGCAGGTAAAAAACTTGCATCGTTAATGGGTATTACATTGCCTAAACTTCCTTCATTACCATTCCAAGCACAAATTGACCAACTACAAGATAAAGTTAAACAATTAGTAAACTTTGATAAACTTAAAGGTATGTTTAGTTTAGACTTTTTAAATAATTTGCCGCTGGATATTAAAGATAAAATGGCACAATTAGATCTTGGTAATATAGAAAATGCTATTTCAGGCAGTTTAGAAAAGCAGTTTGGAGTTGGTGGCGATGCAGTAGATAACTTTAAAAAATCTGTAGGTGCTAACATAGGAGCATTTAACGATGCAAAAGCAAAATTTAATCAGATAACAGGAAAAGGATAATGGCAGACATTACAGATACATATTTACAAGTATTGATGGATTTAGATAAAGCAGGGTATACCATGGACGTTGATGGTGGAAGTATTATTTTTAGAAACAAGAAAACAGGAATGACGTATGTCGATGTAAATAACGGAGTAGGACCTAAAGCAGAAGAACTAATTTTTAATGCAGATTTAACATTCATAAGTGAGCAAGTAAAGAATCTTGTAAAAGTACCATTAAACGAATATCAATTTACTGCACTTACAAGTTTTGCACATCACATAGGAATAGAGAATTTTTCAAATAGCGGTGTTCTAGAATCTCTTAATAACGGCAGGTACGAAGATGTTGTTAGCAAAATGCAAAGATGGAGAACTGGTACTAAAGGACCAAACACTAGACCTACAGTCAGAGAGGATTATGTACAAAGACGTCAGTTTGAAGCAGAGTTATTTTCTACACCTGGTTGGTTAGACATACAAGCAGAGTTGGATCAATATATAAACATGCATCAAGGAACCACATTATCCTTCAAGCAACAACGTGAAATTCTTATAGGAATAAAAGATAGGGCATATAGAAAAGCAGGTATATTTAGAACTGGAAGCCAGCCAGTGCTACCGGACCAAAAAGATTCTATCGACTAAGACTCTTAACTTCTTTTTTTAGATCAGCATTTTCAACTAATAATCTATATTTTTGCTCTTGCTCATCGGCAACTGCTTTTTCTAATAATTCTATATGAGATTTAAGATAGTTGTTTTCTTTATTTTTTTCAACTAGTAAGCATCTGAGTTCTTCTTCTAGTGTGTTATTAAGGTCTTTTGTAGTTAAATTTTGCATATTTTACCATTTTGAATGTAGTACTATTTAAACAATTTTTATGTAATCTACATTATACAGTACATTTTTGATTAAGTCAAGTCTTATTAAAACATCTTTTAATACTTTTGATAAATACAAGTATGGCAATTTTGTTTAAAGGATTCAGTACAGCAGATAAAATTAGGGCACCTTATACTCTAGTAGATTCTGAATTAGTGAAGAGAGATTTATTAAATCAATTGTATACAAAAAAGGGCGAAAGAGTTATGCGTCCTGAGTATGGTACAATAATTTATGATCTATTAATGGATCCTAATATTCCAGAATTAGAAGAAATAGTAAAAGAAGATATTGAAAGAATAATAGATGGTGAGCCTAGAGCAACACTTGATAATATTAATATATTAATTGGTGACCATTCAATAAGAGCAGAAGTTACAATTAGTTATGTTATGTTAAGTAGCAGTGAAACACTTTTTGTAGAATACATATCTCAGAGTGGAGTTTAGTAAATGGCTATTGTAAATAGACAAAATAATTTATTTGCGGCAGAAGACTGGAAAGTTGCCTATAAGGCTTACAGTCAAGTAGATTTTCAAGCATATGATTTTGACTCTATTAAGACTTCTCTTGTAAATTATATAAAAACAAACTTTCCTGAAAACTTTAATGACTATATTGAAAGTTCTGAATTTATTGCAATTATAGAATTACTTTCGTTTTTATCACAAAGTATTGCATTCAGAATGGATATCAATACTAGAGAAAACTTTTTAGAAACAGCAGAAAGAAGAGACTCAGTATTTAAACTAGCAAGAATGTTAGGATACAATCCTAAGAGAAATGTTGCGGCTAGTGGACTTATGAAACTAGTATCCGTAAAAACTTCTGAACCATTAACAGATAGCCAAAATAACAGTTTAAATAATACAACAGTATTTTGGGACGATGCCAACAATCCAGACAGTTACGAACAATTTATAACAATTCTAAATGCTGGTATGAGTTCTACTAATAGATTTACTGCACCTATTAAAACAGGTTCGGTTAGCGGTGTGCCAACAGAAATGTATCAAATTAATACAACTATAGGTTCACCTATTGCATACAGTTTTACAATTAATAGCAATGGCACTAGTAGACCATATGAAATAGTTAACGGTAATTTTAGTGACAACGGATATTTTTATGAAGTATCACCTGATCCTCTAGCACCGTTTAATTTCTTTTATAGGAATGATGGTTTAGGCTTAGCAAGTGACAATACTGGATTTTTCTTAATGTTCAAACAAGGAACATTACAATTTCAAGATTTTAATTTTACATCTCCAACAGAAAATAGGATACAAGATATAGCAGTAAACGGTATAAATGAAACTGATGTATTTGTTCAAGAAGTATCCACAGGTGGCACGGTGTTAAATCAATGGGCAAAGATACCTAACACAGTAGGGCAAACACTAAACTATAATAGTAAAAGTTTAAACACAAGAAATTTATATGCTATTGAGAATTTAAACAACGATGGTGTTAGATTAAAATTCCCTGATGGCAATTTTGGTAACATTCCTACTGGTATTTACAGAGCCTGGTATAGAACAAGTGCAGGAGACAGATTTAGTATACAACCTGATGATGCAAGAAATCTTTCTATATCAGTTCCATATACAAATGGTGCAGGAGACGATTATTTATTAACACTTGGTTTTGAATTAAAATCTAGTGTAAACAACAGTTTACCTGCAGAATCAATAGAAAACATTAAAGCAAGAGCACCTCAAACATTCTATACTCAAAATAGAATGGTATCAGCACAGGATTACAATGTATTTCCTTTAAGTCAAAGTTCTAATATTTTAAAGTTAAGAGCAACAAATAAAACACATGCAGGGCATAGCAGATATATAGATATTAATGATCCTACTGGAACTTTCCAAAGTGTAAAGACTTATACAGAAGATGGTGTTATTGCACAAAAAGATGCATTTTTAAATAAATCATTAATTGTAAATGAAAACAATTCTGCATCTACAGTGGTAAGAAATATTTTACCAACATATTTTAAAGAACAAAATTTAAACAACTTTATGTATAATAAAGTTAGACAAACTTATCAAGCAATTAGACCTGCTGTTTTAAATACAACAGGACTAGTTATAAGTTGGAAACCTTTGCCTGTTAAAGCAAAAAATAAAACAGGTTACATGCTACAAACAGTTTACGATACTGATGGCAGTGGTGCAATAGATAGATCAGATGTTGTAGTAAACAACAATCCAAGTTTTTCAGGTCTACAAGTTTTCCAGGAGAATAACTTTGTAAAATTTGTTAATCCAGATATACCTTCCGAATATAAATGGGTAAGAATAATTGACGTACAAAATAATGGTGCGTTAGCAAGTGGTCTTAGTACTAGTGTAGGTCCGTGGTCATTGAGTGCAGACGTAAACGAAGATTGGAGAGCATACGAAGTTATTACAACACTTAGAAAAACATTTACACCAAGTGAAGAACAAGCATTAGTTTCTCAGATAAATGATAAGAAAAGTTTTGGATTAGGATTTAACATAGAAACAAACGAATTTTATATAATTACAAATTCAAACTTACCTGCATTAGATAGAGATACAGATAATACTACAACTAGTACATATGGTATACAAAATATAGGTAATGCAGAAGATAACAGTTGGTTGCTCAAATTTGATTACACTCCGATCGATAACACTAGTTGGAGATATAATATTACAATTAGAGGCATAGAATATATTGCTGAAAGTAAAAATAATTTAAGATTTTATAATGTAAATAGTGTAAAAGTTACAGATAGTACAACAAAAGCAACAAGAGATAAAATTGTCTTAAACACATTAAATTATAAACCATCTAATGATGAAGAGTTTTGGTGGAGCGACAAACCGAATGTTGTAACTAAGGTTGCAGACGGTATAGGTGATTCGTGGCAGAGTCAAGAAAATAATGCATTTTACGAACCTAATGGCGTCAACCCAATGATACCAATAAAATCTAGAGATGCTAAATGGAGTGATATTAGAATTAAATGGCAAAGTAACTTTGGTATACTCTCAGACGATATTTCAAATCCAGGCGACTTAGCATCAATTATTTCTAAAGACAGATTTGTCGATGAAGCAATAGTAGAACTTAACACATTTTTTGATGACCCACAAGGAAACGCATTAACACCTAATGTTACAATTTCAAACTTTAGTGGTGCAGTATCTAAGTTACCAATAAATTTCCAAATAGAATTTTCAAATACTACATTTGGAACAAATATTTTAACTGGTAGTGAAGGCAATATTACATATAAACAATTAAATCCAGATACAAACATTGTAGAAATATATCATGGTAATAATTTACAAGTTGGCGGAAATGTTTATTCATATGGTGCCACTGGTGCTGTATACAATGCTTCAGCAATTGGTAGTGTAGTATTAGTAGATGCGAATGCTACTGCTGGAACAGGAACAATACAATACAACGACTTAGATGACAATAATCATCTATACGCATCAGATTCTGTAGGTGTTAGTAGAGATAAAATTACTGTAAGTTATCTAAACAGTAGAGAAAAATTAGAAAACAATATTGAATGGGACATTATAGGCCCATATCAATATGAAGATGGATACACTGATCCTAGTAAAGTAAAAATTGCACCTGTAGACACAGACGGTGATTTAGTACCAGATAGACCGCAACAGTATGATGAATTTGTAGGACAAAATGATTTAGTTATATACGAAAAAGTTACAGACTTCGATGGTTACGAATACGACAGGCCAGTATCAGGTGGTATAGTAGATTATAGATCAGAAACAACATTAGACACAACTCAATCAGAAACATTGTCAGCAGGAAGTTTTGCAAACCCAATAGATATTGCTAGTATTAATTGGCTTATTGTAGATACACTTTCAGTTGCAGAACTATTAGAAAATGTTATAGGAAAATATAAAGACATATTAGTATATGTTGTAGACGAAAACAATGTTTACAAATGTGCAGAAAGTACTACAACACCAGGTACAATAAGTTTGCTTTTAGTAAATAAAGATTATTTTGTAAGAAACGGTAGAGCAGAAACACAAAATACTCTAGAATCAAATCCAGTACCAGTTGTAATGAAATGGGATCATAGAGCACCAAACGATGTAAGAATAGATCCTAGTATTAGTAATGTTGTAGAAATGCTTGTATTAACAAATAACTACTACTCACAAATTTTAAAATATACAAATGTAGCAGGAACAGAATTTCCATTAGCACCGACAAATGAAGAACTATCAAATGAGTTTTTATCGTTAGATCAATTTAAGAGTGCAAGTGATGTTATTGTTTATAAAAGTGCAGAATTCAAAAGATTGTTTGGAACAGATGCTGACACAAGTTTACAAGCAAAATTTAGAATTGTAAAAATACCAGGTTCAAGTTTAAGTGATAATGAGATTAAATCTAGAGTTATACAAACATTCAATCAGTATTTTAATATTAATAATTGGGAATTTGGTGAAACTTTTTACTTTACTGAACTAGCAAGTTATGTTCATCAGCAACTAGGTAATACTATAGGAAGTATAGTAATTTTACCAAAAAATACAGCAGGCAGTTTTGGTGATTTATTCCAAGTAAAATCTGAACCTTACGAGTTGTTTTTAAGTACAGCAACAGTTAATGACATAGAAATAGTAGAAAAAATTAGTTCACAAACATTAAGGGCTGACAAATAGTGGCAGATAAAATTTATACACAATTACCTAATGTACACCAAACAAGTGCAATAAAAAACTTCTTTGAAAGTACAGTAGAGCAATTATATTCAAAAGCAAATGTTGTAAATATATCTGGTTTTGTAGGTTCTAAAACATCTGAAGATCATAATGTAAATGGTGCATTTATATCTGAACCATCAGTAGAAAGATCCTACTATAGTTTAGCACCCACAGTTAATACTATCAACTTAACCACAGGTGAAAGTGAAAACTTTTTGTTCTACGATGAACTAATTAGTATTTTCAATACATTTGGTATTGACACTAAAAATCATAATAAATTTTTTAATAGTAATTTTCAAACATTTTTACCGCCTATCGATGTAGACAAATTTGTAAACTATCAAGAATATTTTTGGGATCCTACTGTACAAGCAAATATTAGTAGCATATCACAGGCAAATCCTTGTATAGTTACAACTAGCACTAGTCACGGTTTTGTAACAGGGACCAAAGTAAGTATATCAGATGTAAGCGGAATGACTGAAATTAATAACAGTTCATTTTTTGTTAGAGTACTTACAGATACCTCAGTTGAATTATATACCGATAATGACTTAAGACTTACTGCAAATACACAGGGATATAGTTCCTTTACAAGTGGCGGTAGTATAGAACATAAAGGCGGACCAGATATTATTACCATTAATGGGTCTGCTAGTAATCCAATAGATATTGATAATGATATTATAGGTAAAACATCTTACACAGACCCTAATAGTAGCACAAAATTTGCAAATGGTCAAGTAATTAAATTTAACGGCGACTATGTTATACCTCAAAATAAAATAGATATAGAATATATAGTTGAAGGTGTAGGCGACAGTATTCAATTAGTTAAGAAAAACTTAAATTTTGGTAATTTGTTTAATCCAAATCTTACTACAAAAAATTATTATACAATTGGCAGAGGTGCTGGAAACGAAAATATTTGGAGTAGATTAAACTTTTGGTATCATGAAAGTTTATATACAAGCAATGCACCTGTAAGTTCTGCTAGAGCAGTAAGGCCTATCTTAGAATATGATAAGAATCTAGAGATGTATAATCACGGCACAACATCTAGAGGCAACGTAGATATTAATGCAGGTAACTTAAAATTTGAAAATGTAAACGGCTCACCAGAAGAACAGTCTATAGATGGTGTAAATCTTACTAACGGCACAACAATTATTTTTCCAAAAGATAATATAGATATTGCAAAACATGTTTATAATGTAAGCATTTCAGCAAATGTAATTAATTTAAGTGTAGCAACAGATCCTGTAACATCTGCAAACTTTACATTAGCCAGTAATGATACAGTAACAGTTGTTTCAGGAACAGCACATAAAGGTAAAGATTTTTATCTTACATCAACTGAACTTACTGAAGCACAGAATAAATCTACTGCAAATCAGGCTCCGTTATTCAAACTGTATAACGATGAACTAAAATATTTAGGCAATGAATCACTTTATCCTTTAAATAATTTTACTGGTAGCAAAATTTTTGCACACAAATTAGGCACAGGAACTAACGATGCAGAATACGGATTTCCTATAAGTTTTAAACCTTTTAAAAGTTCTAGTGAAGTAGAATACGAAAACTTTATAGATACTGTACGATATAGTTATACAGCAATTGGTTCTACAACAGAAACAAATCAAAATGGTTATTATTACTACAAAATTTTAAAATCTACACCAGAGTATCACACTTATCTAAAAAATGCTTCTAATAAAAACAAGCAAAGAATTATAACAAAATTTGAATTGTCTATTTTTGATATAGATGAGAGCAAAACAAAATTTTATATAGGGTGTATTCCTAATGTAGATACAAACAACACTTCAGGATACGACATCGAAGTATTAGTAAACGGTAAGAAACGAGAAGATTTTACTTACAGTGATACTGGTTATATAACGTTTACATCTTTTAATTTTGTAGTCAATGACTTAATTGATATTAGTGTGTTAAGTGATAGTGGATTATTATCAAATGACTCCATATCAAAATACGAACTACCATTAAGTTGGAGAGGTAATCCTTTTAACAATGATGTTACTACTATTGCAGAACCTGAATATTTGCCACATTTTAAATCATATATCCAAGATCAAAAAAACTTTACAGGCAATGTACTAAGTTCAAATAATTTTGCAAATTTAGAAAAAGATCCATCTAAAGCAGATCAGATTATACAAGCAACACAAGACACTATTTTAGGTGCATTTTTATTAGACGATCAAGAACATAATCTTGTAGATGCATTGAGATTTAATAATAGAGAATTTACAAGATACAAACGTAGATTTAAAAAAGAACTTACTAACTATTTCAATGTTACTGACGTAACAGAGTTATCAAACGAATTTATACTAGAAAAAGTATTAAGAAGTTTAATCAGTTATAGTGTAGGTAAAAAGGTATTTAACCAAACATATATTTTACCGTTTGGAGATAATTACACAGAAGAAAAATTCAGTATTTCATCTTTAGATCAAGTTTCTTTTACTCTAACAAACTATGCAGATTTAGATAAAATTGAAAACAGTTTATTAATATATCTAGATGACAGCAATAACAACAGAACATTACTTGAAGTAGATACAGATTATACTATCACATCTTTTAACCCAATTACTGTAACATTGTCTGCAACGTCTGGTTATTCTATAGGCAACACAGTTATATCTAAATTATATAATCAAGATAGAGATAGTGCCCAATGTCCGCCTACACCAAGTACAATGGGATTATATCCATTATATACTCCTACTATAGAAGTAGATAGCAGTTTCCAAACTGATCAAAGTTTACTAGTTGGTCATGACGGAAGTAAAACATCTTTATATAATGATAGACGAGATGATATTTTACTTGAATTTGAAAAAAGAATTTATAACTCTGCAAAAGCAGAATTTAGAGAAAATAATAGTTTAGCAGATCTAAATGTTGCAGTTGTTAAACCAGGAGCATTTAGAAATACATTCTATAGTCAAAACGACTGGAACGATTTATTAAATCTAAATTATGCAAACTGGGTGTCATCTAATAACCTTGATGCAGTAACTAACGAATTTTTTGATGCTGATGATTCTTGGACATGGAATTACAGAGGCGACTCAGACTTGCCGGGGCACTGGAGAGGCTGGTATGAATACTATTACGATACAGTAAGACCTCATACACACCCTTGGGAAATGCTTGGATTTACAGAAATACCAAGTTGGTGGATTAACCAGTATGGCTCTGATTATAGTTTATCTAATACATCTCTTTGGCACGATTTAGAACATGGTATTATTAGACGTGGCACTAGAGAAAACTTTACCAATTTATTATATTTAGAAAGCAATTTTAATCCGTTTAGAAGAAAAGGACTTAAAAATTATTATCCAATAGATAGTAACGGAGCATTAAGATCTCCGTATGATATTACGTCAACGCAGACTACAACAAGAACAGTATCTTACACTAATGCTAGTGCAAATACATCAGCAGGTTATGTAACAACTAGTTTCTTAGAAACAGACGGTAGCAATGTAAACTTTGATGCATATAATGTATACATTACTAGTAATAATATATCTAATTATGCTACAAATAAAATTGATACATCATCAGATTTATATCCAATAGCACAAAAAGAATTAACGTATAACGTAGTAAGAGCGGATCTAACAACAGGTGTAGCGGCTAACAGTACTGTACTACCAAGTAACGCAATAGGTGTACTTACAAACGGTCTACCGTTATACAATCCAAAAAGTAGTACGTCATACAATGACGAAGATGTATGGCATTATGATATTGGATACCAAAATAAATCAAACAGAGCGGCAGGTATTATATCAAGTACAAATACAGATGGCATAATAGTATCACATGTTATTACAGAAGATATGTCGAATACAACTGCTTGGGGTAATAGCACAACACACTCTGGTATTGTTGGCTGGGCATTTGACGGATTACCGATTTATGGCCCATATGGATATACTGATCCTTCAAACACATCAAGTGGAATTACAAATATTAAAAGTGCATTTGTACTCAAATCTACAAATAGAGCAAGTGGACCTGGCGGAAAGCATACTGGAGTTTTTGTAGAAGACTACGAATTAGGAAGTGGAAATGTAGCGGATGGTTATGCTGATAAATGGAATCATAGAACAGGTTTAACTCCAGACTCGCCAAATGTACAAATTGATTATTATGTTGTAACAATAGACGATGACGGTGAACCTATGTTCCCTTACGCAGTAGGTGGTGGCACAGAAGTTTTTGAATCATCAAATCTTTCTTTTGCAAGTACATATTTTAAAATTGCATATGATGTAACTAATAATTCCAACAATCAAGGATACACGGTTCCTACAAGCGAAGTTGCTATTTCCAGTACAGAAGTAATCACAAAAACATTTACTCCTGCTAGAAACTCTACATGGAGAATCGGTGACGGAGCATCAGTTGAAAATGCCTGGAAATATTCAGAAGAATATCCATTTGCAGTTACAGAAGGATTGTTATTAGCAAGGCCAGGATTATTTGCTACTTTGTTCAGTGACCCAATAAAACTTTATAATCCTACAGCAAATAAAAAACAATATCTTAGTACAGTAACACGAAGAAAATGGGATTTCAGAGATACTAATGATTTTGCTATTCATGGCGATATAAACGATAATGGCGAAATGATTACAAACATTGGTTATACCCAATTTATTAATAGTTGGCTAAAATTCCAAGGATTAGACGTAAACAATTTTGCAGATAAATTAAGAACAATAAATTTAAAATTAGGACATAGGCTTGCAGGTTATGTAGACAAAGATACAATGATTCTAAGTTTAGATCAATACAGTACAACTGGTAGTAGTACAAACTTAATTATACCAGAAGAAAATATTACTGTAAATGTTCACAAGTCACCGTTTAAAACAAGAAATTCTTATAGTGGTGTAATAATAGAAAAATCTACTAACGGATATAAAATTAGAGGGTATGACAAAACAACTGGGTATTTTGAATACTTACCAGGCGATACTCGATATGAAAAACAAAATGTATCAGCAGGTGGTACACCTGTTGATTATATCAGTTACACTGATAATACTTCATATGACGAACAAGTATATGTAGAATATAACGATACATTCTATGTTTCTAAATCAACAGTTCCGAGTTCAGAAAATTTCAATCCTATATATTGGACAAGTTTAAGTGCTTTACCTTTAGAAAATGCCGCTACAGGTGTTTACTATCAAAGAGATACAGGTGTTATTACTAGAGCATACTACGAAACAGAATATTCAGATATCCAAGATGTATTTGATATACTTGCTGGTATAGGTAGATATCAAACTAGTTTAGGATTTGACTTTGGCGAATACGATGCTGATATAGGTGATGTAAGAAACTGGGTGTATTCAGCAAAACAATTTTTATTCTGGACTACAGGAAGTTGGCAAATAGGTAATACAATAGAGTTATCACCATTAGCAACTAAAGTAATGTTCGAGGCACCATTAGGCTTCGTAGCACAAATAAACAAGATAGATAGAAATCAATTTAGTATCATGGATAGGCAAGGTGTTGCTATTGATCCTAAGGCATGCGATATAATCAGAGAAAATAATATATTAACTGTTAGTCCACCGGCTGATATCGAAATTTATAGTATTACATTATATACAGCAGAAATAGAACATGCCATGGTGCTTGATAATACAACTGTATTTGCTGACACAATTTACGATCCTTTTGTAAATCAAAAACAAAATAGAATTAAGATTAAAGCAACCAAAACTGCTAACTGGAACGGTAGATTTTTAAGTGAAGGTTTTATTATAGATGGTGACGAACTTAAACCTAATTTAGACAACCTAGCAGAAACAATGGGCAAATACCATGAAGTTGGTTTTGTTCCTGTTGAAAAACAAGTTTACGAAACAGCAAGAAGTTTATATGGCTACAAAGAAAGAGATTTCTTAAATGAGTTAGATATTACTGATGATCAACAATTTGAATTCTACAGAGGTATGATTCAAAATAAAGGAACAAATACAAGTCTTAGTAGAATAGGAAGAAGTAGTTCAATTGTTCAAGGTGAAATGCAAGTTTACGATGAGTGGGCAATTAAGGTAGGTGATTTTGGAGACCTTAACAACGATCAAACAGTAGAATTAAAATTAGAGAAAAAAGACGTAGTACAAGATCCACAATTAATCACATTATCATTTCCAGAAGATACTACAGGAATTATAGATAGAATTGATGTACTATCAAACACAACTGTTTATTACGAAACACCAAATATTAATATAGGTGCACCTAGCAGTGGAACTCAAGCAACAGGCACAGTATTATTAAATAGCGATAAAAAGTTAAGTTCTATAAATTTAATAAACCAAGGTACAGGATATGCTACTGCACCTAGTGTAAAATTAGAAGCAAGTAATACATCTATTATACTTAAAGGTAATACTGCTACATCTTCAAGTGCAATAACTACTGTAAATGAATATGGAATTGTAGATGGGAATATAACATATGATTACATATGGCCGGCTGGCGTATATGTTGATACAACAACGGCTACACCTAGTAATGCTAATAGTTCTACTCAAATAGTGAGTATATCAGCAAATAGTAGTTTACGATTAGCCAATGTACAATTCACATCAGATAATAGTGCAATAGATAGCATATATTATAATGCTAATACATCAGCAGTAAGTTTTACAGAAGGATTTTTTAATCAATATGGTAGTAGTGTAGGTGTTGCAGTTGTTCGTGTAGATCCTACAATTAGTGCTAATACAACTAATTTATCAGGTCTAAGCAACTTAATTATTACAGATAATTTAAGCGGTGATTCCGCAACAATAGATTTAAGTAGCATTTCAGATGTAAATGATATAGTAACAGCAATTAATACTAACGGCAATATAAATGCGTCTGTATCAGCAAACGAAATCACAAGCACAATAAACTTGAATCCATCAGCAAATGTTCAGTATGATGCCAACACCAAAGCATATACAGGTGAACCGTCTAATGTATCAATAGTTTCAACATTATCTATTTCAGGTAGCGATTTCACATTAGCAGATGATGACTCTAATACAACTTTAGGAAAATTATTATTGTCAAGTGGTAGATATCAACCTAGAAGAAGATACGGGTTTATTGTTGCAGATAATATAAATGATACAACATTAAGCAATTTAGATTACGCAAATGTAATGCAAGTGTCTATAGAAGGCACAGCAATAGATTCTACCAAGTATACACTAGACCCAGGTGATAGATGGTCTATTACTAATACTAGTGGTAAACTAACATCGGGCAGTATTGCATTTGATTTAGACACAGGAATTGTAAATAGTTCAAATACTTTTGTTACTGAAAATATTGCAAATATAGAAGGCATATACGAGTTCATAGATGTTTATGTAGACAATGTTAAATTAGAAA